GCGTTTTTAATGAAGCAGGCGTGTTTGTCGTTGAGTCAGACGGTGAGTCGGTGATTGTCGAGGATATTGGCGAACACTTTCCATTGCTCGACATGGCAAGTCCGTCACATCGCGATGAGGCGTTTTTTGAGTATGAAAGCATATTAGTAGAGGGCGGATACATACCTATTCCTGAAAAACTCTGTTAATATAACTAACTGGCGAACTGATTTCAGACCGCCATAACATTAGAGGAGGCCATATGGCTATTGAAGTGCAAAGCACGTCGGATGTTTCGACGACATATATAAAACTGTTGGTGTACGGGCAGGCTGGCGCAGGTAAAACTACGCTGATCAAAACGTTACCAAATCCAATCATCTGTTCTGCCGAGGGCGGATTACTGAGTATCAAGGATGCAGATCTACCGTTTATCAAAGTTGGATCGATGGCTGATTTACGGGATGCGTATCTCTGGCTCGTTGAGAATGGATCGAAGTATGAATCTGTTGCGCTCGATTCAATCTCGGAGATTGCCGAGGTCGTCTTGAACCATGAGAAAAAGAATGCTAAAGACCCACGTCAGGCTTATGGCGCATTAAATGAGCAAATGACGGACTTGATTCGTGCGTTTCGAGATCTACCGATGCACGTTTATATGACCGCGAAGCTAGAAAAGATGGCGGATGAAACGGGCAAGATTTTGTACGCCCCGAGTATGCCCGGCAACAAAACAGGCCAGCAGCTCCCATACTTTTTTGACGAGCTGTTAGCTCTGCGCGTTGAGAAAGACTCAGATGGCAACATCTGGCATGGGCTGAAATGCAAGGGCGACTCGGCATGGCAGGCCAAGGATCGCTCCGGTGCGCTCGAGGAATGGGAAGAGCCGGATCTCGGCAAGTTAATCAAAAAGATTGGAGGTGCGTAATGGAGAGTGTACGACTACAAGCCGCCAGTCAACTCTGGATGAAAGCGAAAGAAACAGAGCGTAAGGCAGTACAAGATCGTCGGGATTTGGAAGACAAGATGCGAGAGCTTCTGAAAGTTGACGACACGGTTGACGGTACAACTCGCGTTATCGATGGCGATCTATCGGTCAAGATAACCACCAGATTAAATCGCAAGATTGATTCTGGGAAACTACAAGATTTGGCGGCGGAGCATGGCCTGTCGGATCACCTAAGCACTTTGTTCCGTTGGAAGCCAGAGTTAGATATGAAGAGCTGGCGCAACGCGGACGAGAGCATCACCAAACCTCTGTTAGACGCCATTACAACGACGCCGAGCAGACCATCATTTGCAATTACAAACACTAAGGAGAAATAAATGGATTTAGAGTTCGATAACCACGATCTAATGGTAGACGATTCACCTCGAGACTACTCACCTATACCTGACGGCTGGTACGACGCTCGGATTATGGGCGCCGAGTTGAAGACCACCAAAGCTGGAAATGGGCGTTTTTTGTCGCTCAGGTACGATATAATTGGTGGTGATTACGCTGGACGTGTTGTTTTTGGCAACATCACCATCAACAATAAAAGTGCGACAGCCGAGTCAATTGGTCGTAAGCAATTAAGTCAGATTGCTATGGCTGGAGGCATGAGCGCTTTACCAAAGGACAGCGATGAGTTGGTTGGTATAGACTTAAAAATCAAGGCAACAATCAGGGCTGCAACTGAGCAATATGCGGCCTCGAACGATGTCCGGGATTGGAAGCCAATGGAAGGTGGATCTGATATGCCGCCGCCAAGTAAAAAATCCAACGGTGCGACCGCGCCTTGGGCTAAATAATAAAATTAGGAGAAAATGATGTCTAAAAGAATAGTGAAATTAGCAATTAAAAAAATTGGCAGTCAGGTAAAAACTGCAGAATTATTAAATGTTACTCAGCAGTATGTTAGCAATTGCTTAATGAGAGGTTTTTTTCCACTTGTTCATGCGCAAAAAATTGCAGACAGTGCAGGAATTCATGTGGCGCATTTATTAGAGCCAAAATTGGAAAAATTTGTTGTTGGTTTGGTTTTTCCAAAAGATGATGAAAATTATGTAATTGATGATACTGATCATCCTACGCATCCGGCTTTTGGGCTTGTATAAACAGAGGGCTTCGGCCCTCTTTTTTTAAGGGAACGCATGAGTAAAATCGTAGAGCTGATTGACAGATACCACCAAGAAAAAACTGATACGCAGCGTGGGCATATGGGCGGCTCTTTGCTCGGGCATAAGTGCGAGCGCTATCTTTGGTATATGTTTCGGTGGACGTTCGCGGAGAACTTCCCCGGTCGTATCCGGCGGCTATTCCGTCGAGGCCACGATGAAGAACGCACCATTGTCAGTGACCTGCGAGCAATCGGAATTGACATCCGTGACGTTGGCAACAATCAGGCGCGTGTCGAATTTGGTGGACATGTTAGCGGATCAGTTGATGGCGTAATTAAAAGCGGCGTCCCTAATCATGAGATGGAAGAGTTTTTAGCAGAATTTAAAACACATAACAAACGCTCTTTTGACGCCGTCTCGAGGAAAGGCGTTCAAGAGTCTAAGCCTATGCACTATGCTCAGATGCAAGTGTATATGCTTGGAAAAGAAATACACAAAGCATTGTACGTTGCCGTGTGCAAGGACAACGACGAAATGTACACCGAGATTGTCGAGTTCGACAAAGAGTTTGCCGAGCGTTTACTGCGCAAGGGAGAATGGGTTGCAACCTCAAACGAGGCGCCACCAAGACTGTCGAGCGATCCAACTTGGTTTCAATGCAAGATGTGTCCAGCGAAACATATCTGCCACGAAAACAAACCGACTAAGCAAATTAACTGTCGGACGTGCGCCCACTCAGAGCCGAAAGACAATGGCACTTGGACGTGCAACAGACACAACGCGGACAACATTCCCGAGGATTTTCAGCACAAAGGCTGCGAGGATCACATGCTGCACCAAGACGTTGTGCCTTGGTCGAGGATGGAAGGCGAAAATCCAAATGTTGTTACGTTTGAGATTAACGGTCAGTTCATTAAGAACGGCAATGGAGAGGATTGTTTTGCAAGCAGTGAGCTTGTTAGCAATACGGATGCTTGTCTGAGTCCAGACGAGTTTATTGGAAATTTAAGATCTAATTTTGGAGGCAAGATATCAGGATGATTAAGACAGATATAGAAAGCACACTAGCCGAGCGTCACGGACAATACGGACATTACACTTATGTCAGTAAAACCAGCCAGCTCTTAAAACGAACTATTCGAGAGTCGCCAAACTACAAAACGATGCCAGCGTACATGAACGAAAGTCTCGACATGATCTGCAACAAACTGGCTCGTATTTTGTGCGGCAATTACTTCCTTCGTGACTCATGGCTCGACATAGAAGGATACGCAAAACTTGTAACTGATGAACTTGATAAACTGGATGACTTGAATGCTGAGAAAGTATCAGAACTTAGCGATTGATCAACTCTACGAATGGTTTCGGTTTAACAGGCACGGAAATCCGTGCATTGTTTTGCCGACCGGCAGTGGAAAGTCGCACGTCGTTGCAGCCATATGTCAGGACTCGATAACAAAATGGCCTGACACTCGTATCTTAATGGCGACACACGTCAAGGAATTAATTGAGCAGAATGCGGAAAAAATGCTTTTGCACTGGCCCGACGCACCGCTTGGCATCTACTCGGCAGGAATTGGGCGTAAAGAATCCCATTGCAAAATCACGTTTGCAGGCATTCAGTCTATCAGAAACAAGGCCCACGAAATAGGGCATATTGACTTGATGATTGTCGATGAGGCGCACCTAATATCCCATAACACGGATACCAGTTACCGTAAACTAATCGATGCGCTTAAGATTATCAATCCTGCGCTGCGCGTTGTCGGACTGACTGCGACGCCGTACAGACTTGGTCACGGTATGCTGACCGATGATGAAGGCATATTCCATGACCTGATTGAGCCAACCAGTATCGAGGCGCTAGTCGAGGATAAATACCTTGCACCGCTGCGCTCTAAACTGACAGGAACGCAACTGAGCGTCAAAGGCGTACATCGTCGAGGCGGCGAGTTCATCGAGAAAGAGTTGCAAGCCGCAATCAATAAGTCGCACACAAACGCGGAAGTCGTGCGCGAAGTGATTAAATTGGCTGGCGACCGCAAGGCATGGCTGTTCTTTTGCGCTGGCGTAGACCACGCTCACGCCATTAAAGATATGCTGGTGGACTCTGGCATCCCTGCGGAGTGCATCACCGGAGAGACGCCTAAGATCGAACGAGAGCGCATGATTGCCGACTTTAAGTCTGGGCGCCTGAGAGCGCTTACAAACGCCAACGTGTTGACTACCGGCTTCGACTATCCAGACATCGACTTAATCGCCATGATCAGGCCCACAATGTCTGCTGGGCTGTATGTGCAGATGGCTGGACGTGGTATGCGGATTAAGAGCCATACCGATCATTGTTTGGTGCTAGATTTTGCTGGCGTTGTGCAGATGCATGGGCCGATCACAAATGTTCAGCCGCCAAACAAAGCCGGTAAAGGCACTGGAGAGGCGCCAGTAAAGACTTGTCCAGAGTGTGACAGTTTGATCGCGCCAGCTGTTAAAGTCTGCCCAGACTGTGGATATGAGTTCCCACCGCCAAAAGAAAAAAAGTACCGTCTGTCAGATATTGACATAATGGGCAGCGAAAACAATGCGCTCTCGGTAGAATCTTGGTTGTGGTCAACGCATACCTCTAGGGCCAGTGGAAAGAATATGGTGAAAGTTCAATATTACTCTAAGCTGTTAAGCGATCCAGTCATATCAGAATATTTTCCACTGACGCATCCCGGTTTTGTCGGTAATAGGGCTACAATTAAGTTAGCAGAAATTGCTAACAAATCTAATATTAATTTTCAAT